CCTTTGCTTTGTCCACCTTTTCTTGGTAGGAGTCTCCGTATCGGGATTTCGATTCTTCCTGTGAGGCTGTGAGTTTTTTTTCCCACTCTTCCCCCTGGCTTTGAATCATTTCCTTTTGTGCTTTCGCCAGCGTTGTCCACTGGTCTTTCGTCAGGTGTGCTTTGTGTGCCGCTTCCCTTGCCGCTGTCGCCCATTCTTCAGTTCCCTCCTCGATCTCATAACCCTCAACAGATTCCGGTGCTCCGAGTCGCTGAAAGAACGCAGACCGCTCTTCCTGGCTGGCCTCTGGAGTAGGAACTCGCACAGAAGAACCCATGCTCTTCTGCAACTCTTTGTAACTTCTTGCCAGAGATTCCACGTCTTTGAACTTCTCAAGGAACCCCTCTCGGCCCTCAAACCCCTCAGGGATCAGGTCTTCAAGACTCATCTTTCTTCTCCTTGGCGGCTCGAATGATTGCCATTATCTTCCAGTAAACACTTCGCTGACCCAACCGTTTAGCCATGGCGATCACGTCAATCGGGACTTGATCCCTCTCGCCCTCTGCGGCCTTCGCACGGTTAATCAGTTCCTCTGGCTCAATAGTATCCTCGACACCCAGTATGACTCGCAAGTGGTCGAGTACTTCTTTTCCAGCGGGTGATTCAAACGTGGCGAGGTACTTGTCTTCTATGTTAGCCAATCGGCGGTCCTTCCTCTGGCGGCGGTTGCATTTGTTGCATCTGTTGCTCTTGATCCATGATCCGCTGTTCTGCCGCTCTTGCCGCACGAGCCTGGCGAATCTGGTCAATCTCTTCTTGTGTTCGGAAGATTGTAGCAGGCACGTCGCTCATCTTCGAGTCGAAGTTGCGAAGCCTGTCGGGATCAATGTCCTCCATGAAGGAGGGGTCCTGCGTTGCCTGGAAGAGTGCAATCCTACGCTCCAGGAACGACATGACTCGCTGGGCAGAGTCCTGCTTCTGTGCAGAGAAGAAGGGCGAGGAGAACTTTACCACACCGGAGATATCTCCACCCAGTGCGCTGGCCAACTCCACAGCCTCAGGCAGTTCTTTGCGACGGGCCATGATTCCCACAACACTCTGGATTACCGGCCCAAGGAACTCGTTGTTGATAATGTCTGCGGCGGCGGCCAGTCTTTGCAGGCTACGGGCCTGACGCTGACGACTCTCCTCCGCTGACCTCGGCTGGCTCGCAGGCTCGGCAAGTACGTCTGACAGGAATGCCTGCCTGATCTGGTCCCTGTCGTCCCGTGCAATCTTGTCAGCCGCACCGTAGTCCGCACCACTACGCAGGTAGTTGGGGGACACCTTGACCGGAGGCCTGGTTACCATGATTCCGCCGTTAGCGATATCCATGTCGACCATGCTGTCGTCCTCCACCATCAGCGGTGGGTTCAAGTCTTTGCCGGCGGCCATAAGGATCTGCCTGCGCAGTTCACTCAGACCTCGTGCGTCGGATCGTGCGAGGTGCCCCCGCCCTCTTCCGTATTCTTCTCCGTCGACACGGTGTAGACGACTGACCACATACGGGGCCACGTCGTACCCGTCCTCCTTGACGATCTCTCCGCCCCCGCCTTCCGTGACGTACACGCTTCGATAGGTCTTGTTTGTCTTCGACGGGAGACCTCCGTAAATCTTGTTCTCGTTCTCGTAGATAAACTGGTAGTAGGTCACCATCTCCATGGCGTCCCCAGCCTCCAGGTTTTTCAATGCTTCCGTGCCAGGGTTGTCAAAATATCGAGCGGCGTCAATCGAAGGCATCTCGAACTCACGGCAGACCATCAAGATCCGCCCACCCTTACCCTGCGACCAATACATTCTTCCAATGGGTACAGCCTCGAAGACGATGCCACTGGTGTTTGCAGGATTGACTGGCTCTTCCTCAACGAGGAGCGTGCTGTTCCCCAAGACCACCAGGTCTCGCAGTGCCGCCGTCGACTCGTTGTAGAAGTTGCTGTCCTGCAACTTGGCAAGGATTCTCTGTGCAGTAATGTCTAAGGCCTCACGCACAGCGGCGTCGCCTTGGAAATCATAGGGCGGCTCCAGCCTCAACCAGTCCTGTGACGGTGGCAGAAGGGAACCCTTCATGAAGTTGACCAGTTGGTCTGCGGCAATCATGGCTGTGGAATCAAACACTGGCTTGATCCTGCGACTACCCGCCGAAGACTTCGTGGTAATGTCACCACGGAACGGCATCATGTAGTTCGATATATCCTGCCAAGCAGTTTCGTGATTCGCCCTCACCGACTTCATCTTCTGAAGACGGTTCATTAGTTCCTGCACCTCAGTCATCTCTACCCCCCAAAGAAGTCATCTTCCCTTATGCGGATACGCATCGCCCCCCGCTGGTATCCCGCTGGTTTGGACAAGTGTAACATCATCAAGGCCTTGTGCATGGCGTCGATGCAATGATCCTCTTGACGTGCCACGATCTTGCCCTCCTTGTGGCGGTATCTTCTCATCTCCTGCATGAGTTCCTGTGTACCCCTAGCCATAAACGTCAGCATTCCCTGAGCCATCATGTCTAGGGCTGTCTCGATGATCGTCATGACCGCACGGCTCTTCGTGCCCGTCATCTTGTCAACCATGTGGGCCGCCTCAGGTAGCACGTTCACACCCAACTCCCTGAGTTGAGACACCACGGTACCACTACTCGTCTGCCTCATGGCGTCATGCGGCCAGGCTACTGGAATAGAACTGGCACCCATACCCAACAGTCGACTCGCAAAATCAGCAACGGTAATGTCTTCAGCCTTGAAGTCTTGAACCACATAGGTGATCCCAGACTCCCTGTCAGTTGCCAACTTTACGGCGGACCACTTGCCCACCGTGTGGGCTAGGTCGATCCCGATAATCTGGTCAAAGTATTCCGGCACCTGGAAGTCATCTGTCATGAGCAGGTGCTGAGGTATGTTGTAGATCAATCCTTGGCTGGCTACCGGGCGACCGTATAGTCGTGCCTCTGCCAGCGGGTTGTTCTCATACTTCTTCAGCAAGTGCTCCCGCTGGTCTTCATCCATGTGAGTTGCACGGGTAATGTCGTAGTTGATCAGTTCCTTGATCTCCTGCTCGGGATCTTCAAACATCAAGTACAACTCTGTCTCGCCTCGCAGTGGTGTCATGGCTATGTCGACATGACCACCCGTTGCGTTGGTACGAGCAGACAGTTCCTCGTACACCATCATCTCCGGTTCCTCGTCAATCGCCACGAGGTCCAGTGAGTAACCCTGAAGACGACGCCAGCCAGTAGAGTATGAGAAGACATACGCCTTGCTGTAGCCGTCGAAGTTTCCGTTCTTGTCGTGGTGCTTGACCCGGAAGTAGTCAACCTGGTTTGCCACGCCACCGGTCATGCGGGTGATATCGTCCTTCGGGTCAAAGGTTCCCATGGGGAAGTATCCACCACCCCGATCTTCCGGCGGACCCAAGAGTCGGTTGACCAGCAAGTCCCTGGTGGACTGTGCCGTCTCCCCTCCCAGAGCCGCAGTGATCGGCTTGTCAAACCTGACGCCCGTGTACCACGAGGGATACAACCCGGTCATGTGGTAGGTGAACTTCATCATAAGGGCTGTGGACTTACCGGCCTGGTTCGCCCCGGTCAGCATGCATTCCTTGCTGTGGCTATTGATAAAGTCCCGCTGTCTCTCGTTCGGGTCTATGTCCCCGAGCAGATCCTTCTCACGTCGAGCGGCAAGTTCCTGCTCAATCTGAACAAGGCGTAGCAGTTCTTCCTTGGTCGGCTCACTCATTGGTATCCAACCTCGCCGCTCTCATTTCCTTCAGCATTGCCTTGAGTTCGTTGTCTGACATCTGTTGAAGATCGACAACCTTTTCTTGCTTTGGCGGCTCCTTAGGTATGAGGGTCGGCAGAATAGATCGGCCCATAAACATGAGGACCTTCTGCCCCTCCTCAGACGTTGGATCTGCAAGGGCGGCCATCTGTGCAAGTTTGTGGAAGAGGCCGGCGTCGTGAAGCATCTCCAGGAAGTCCTGCTTCACCGTGTACGGGTCCTTATACACTACGGAGGAAGGAGCCGGATCTGACAAAGTTGGAGGATGATTTTCTCTGGCGAGTTCGTAAATCTCCCGAAACTCTTGGTCTGTCTTGGTCAGGTTGAGTGCCATTTCAATAGGGATTCCTGTAGCAACACAGGCCTCTTTGAAGTTGGCTC